TTATAAATTATTTAATTTGTCTATGATTTCCATTTTTTTATCCTGCATAACGTGGGTATAGATGTTCATAGTAGTATCCATATCACTGTGACCCATTAGAGATTGCACTGTTTTTATAGGCACATCTAATTCAAATAGCCTTGTTGCATAACTATGCCTAATGCTATGAAAACTCCTATGCTCTAAATTTAATTTCTTACATAAAGCAGTCATTCTACGTTGTGGACGTTTTCTTTCAATAGGTTTACCATCATCATTAAAAATTAAGTCACAAGTTTTTGGTAAACCATCTAACAACTCTAATGCTTTATCAGGTATGGGTATTTCTCTTTTACTATTCTTAGTTTTTAACTCTTTAAACTCATAACTCAACTTACTAACGCCAATATCTGTTGTTCTAACTGTTCTATTGTATTGCCTTTCAACACTCAACATTATACCTTTAACATCAGTCCACTTTAAAGCTAAAACCTCACCTAACCTTAAACCAGTGAAAAAAGTAAAATAAATCAAACAATCAACTATATCTTTTTTATTTAAAGTATTTAAAATTAATTCCTGCTCCTGCTTAGAGAAGACATTGTAATTTTCTTTTTTCTTTTCTTTTTGTAATGTAACACCTAAACAAGGATTTTTATTTAGAATACCTTGTATAATAGCAAATTTAAAACAACTATGTATTTGTATATATGCTTTTTTGATTGTATTTGTTGAGAATTTCTCTTGTAATTCATTAAAATACATTTGTAAATCATTCAAGGTTAATTGATTGACTCTTTTATTGCTTATATTGTAAGGCAGTATCCTCAATCTATATGCTGTTTCATATTCACAAAATGTATTATCACTAACCTCTACTTTTTTATGATTAAATATCCATTGTTTAAATAAATCACCAAAAGTTATATTTGAATTGGATAAGAGATTATTTTTAGCCTCATATTTAATTTTATTCATTTTCTCCAAGACAACCGATTTTTTATAACTACCAAAACTTTTCTTTATTTGTTTACCTGCACTATCAAAACCAATTGTCACAGAAGCCTTATAGTAAGGTTTTCCATTTAATGTTGTTGTAATTATACTACCCTCTCCATTACTTTTCTTTTTTTGCATTTAACTCACCATTTAAAATTTTAATTTATCAAATCTTTTTTCTAAAATTCTATTATATCCAAATTCATATGCTTTAAGTAAATCAATAAGATAATTTTTAACTCTAACAGATATATCAATCAATTTTTCTTTTTTAATATTCACTATATCGACAGGCAATTCGTATTTGGTAATTCTCCAATATTCTTGTGCTGTACCTTGTTTCATTATATCTATATCATAGCCATCATTTTTCAATAAATCCAACATACAATTAAATATAAACTCCTCTTTTTCTCTTTTTTGATTTTCAGCTATTTTTTCAATGTAATCTCTTGTTTCATCAGATATTCCATCACCAATCAACCATACCTCTTTTGGTACGTGAAATATATTTTCTAAACCTTTTATGACGTTTAAAGGTATATCTTGTTCACCATTTTCCAATAATTCTAATTCGTCAACACTTATATCCAACATAGTTGCAAATTCTAAAGGTGTAAACTCATTATGTTCTCTAATTTGTTTTAATCTCTCGTGACCTCTAATAATATTCAAATAACGATTGTATACTCTAACATCTAAACTATCCATTCTGCTATTTCCTGATTTGTTATCTATATCACTCCACCCCATTATGTATGAGGGATTGGTATTGTATAAATTAGCTAATTGTTCAATTTTATCAACAGGTATATTTAAAATCCCTAAATTTTCATATTTATGCAATGTAACTGTTGAGATACCTATTATTTTTGAAACGTCATCTAGTGTTAATTTAGAATCCTCTCTTTTTTCTTTTAATCTTTTTGCAATAATTTCTTGTGTTTTTGTCGCCATTTTTTTATCACTCCTCTTTTTGTATAATATATCCCTTAACTTAAATATACCATATCATTTCTTAAAAGTAAATAAAATTTATTAAAATTTATTAAAAATTAAAAAAAGCATTTGACACAAATTAATATTTACCTTATAATACAATTATAAAATTAACTAATAAGAAAAGTGAGGTAATAAAATGTACTATAAATTATTGATAAAGTATTGGAATAAAAGAGAATTGCAAGGGTTAAAATTAAAAAGAGCAGTTCAAATTATAAAACAAATGGAGATGTGGAATAATGAAATTTAGAAAAGCAAAGTTAAAACAAGTGATTATGTATAAAGTAAAATGGTTAGTTTGTATGATGGGAGGAGGACAAGAACTATGAATAACAATTATATGGGACGTGAAATGCTTATAACAGTTGATGATAATGGAACGTATAGAGGATACGTGCAATTAGATACTAACGATGATATTTTTAGATTAGATTATGCAGAAAAAATGAAAATAGAGAGTTTAGATGATGATTGGTACGTTGTCGTTGAGCCTGACGAATACACTAACAATAGAGCGTGGATAGAAAACAAATGTATGGATATAATAAACACTCTTATTGAAGACAATTGGCTTGATGATTTTGATGATGATGATGACGATTGGTTTGATGATGACGATGAGGAGGACGATTACAATGACTAATGAATTAACAATATTTAAAAACAATGAGTTTGGAGAAATAAGAACAATAGTAGACAATAAAAATGATGTATGGTTTTGTTTAAAAGATGTTTGCGATATATTAGAGATTGGAAATCCATCACAAGTAAAAAATAGATTAGATGTACTATGCCTCATTGAGAATGAGGTATCCATAAATACTGGGTTTGGAGAACGTCTAACAAAAATGACATTTCTTAATGAAGATGGATTATATGATTGCATACTTGATAGTAATAAACCTAATGCTAAAAAAATTAGAAAATGGGTAACAAGTGATATATTACCAAGCATAAGAAAAACAGGAATGTATTTAACAGACAATGTATTTGATTTAATGATGAGAAATCCTGAAAAAATCGGAGAAATGCTGATTGAGTATGGAAGAACAAGAAAAGAAAACGAGCAATTAAAATTAGATAATAAAATAAAAGAGCAACAAATAACAGAGTTGCAACCAAAAGCAGAATATACAGATGTTATATTGCAATGTAAAGACTTAGTAACCATAACTGTAATTGCAAAAGATTATGGAAAATCAGCAGTTTTTATGAATGAACTACTACACAAATTAGGGGTGCAATATAAAGAAAGTGGTGTTTGGTTTTTATATCAAAAATATGCCGAATGTGGATACACAAGAACTAAAACATTTGCTGTTGGAGATAATAATGCTAAAACACATACTTATTGGACTCAAAAGGGAAGATTGTTTATTTACAATTTATTAAAAGAAAATGGGTATTTACCTGTTATGGAGGATAAAGATTATGAATAAGATAATGCTAACAGTTAAAGAAGCCTCAGCAATTACGAATATAGGGGTGGCAAGACTGAAAATGTTGATGAATGAGTATCCTGATTTTCCATATTTGAAAATAGGTGTTAAATACCTAATAATCGCAGATAAACTTGTGGAATGGTTAAATAATCATAGAGGAGAGGTATTTTAATGTATTATGACTATTTTGAGGGTTTTGAGTATTACATCGAAAAAGATGACGATAAGTTTTATATTTACATTCAAGTTGACAAAAAATATAGAACTATAGCAAAAAACTATGAATGGTATGTAAAAACTAAAGACAAATTGTGGTTAGTCATCGAAAGTAAGAACAATACCCTCAATAGTGTAGTCTACGAGGCTAAAGATGTTATATATAATCTGAGGACACAATGGAGGTTAGACAGTGAAAGATAACAATGTGAAAAATAAGGATATAAAAGAACTAAAAGAAAAAGCAGTTGAGAACAAAATAAAAAAGTGGTTAAAAGATAAAGGATATTGGTTTTTTAAGGTTCACGGAAGTATATTTCAACCAAGCGGAATACCTGATATTTTGGCTTGTATTGATGGAAAATTTGTAGCGATAGAGGTTAAAAGAACAAAAGGCGGAGTTGTATTACCTTTACAGAAAGCACAAATTGCTAAGATAAAAGAAAATGGTGGTATTGCGGGTGTAGCAACTAGTATGGAGGAGTTTTTGGAGATTTTGAAAGAGGGTAAATTACTATGAAATTATATAAATATCAGCAAGAATTGATTGATAACAGCCATAAAAATTACATATACCCGCTGGATACAGGGATAGGTAAAACTATCATTAGTATCAATCACTACTGGAAACACGCACAAGGTAAGAAATTATTGATAGTTGCACCTGCTCAAAAGGTGAGAGAGGGTGGCTGGGATAGAGAAATAAATAAATTTAAGACTTATAACAAAATAGAAAACATAGATTATAAAGTGATAAGTTATAACAAATTGAAAGATGTAAATGGAAACAATATACAAGACACATTCATTGTTTTTGATGAGTGTCACTATATAAAAAACTATAAGAAGACACAGAGAAGTAAGTATGCTTTAAACTTATGTAAAAAAGCTAATGGATTTTGTTTATTGAGTGCAACACCTGCCTCTAATGGTTATCAAGACTTAGGTAATTATTTCAGTATTTTTGGTTTTTATAAGTCAGGATATGGTTATGAAAAAGAGTTTGCAGTAAAGAGATTTAACAATATTGGCTTTTGGGAGATAAGAGAGTGGAGAAACACAGATAAAATAGATGAAATGTGGAAGTCTATAAGCAGTAAAGCGTTAAAGAAAGAGGATTGTGTGGATTTACCACCTCTTGTCTTTGAGGAGTGTTATTTTGACGCAGGAAAAGAATATTTAACCATTAAAAAAGATAGATATTGGAATGGAATCTTATACGATAATACAAGTAAAGTAATTGCTGGTCTTAGACAAAGTGCAGGAATTAAAGACAAGCTAGAGTACCTTAAAGAATTTAGAGCAAATACAGATGCAAATATATTGATTTTCTATAATTTTAATAGAGAGGCAAAAGAGATTAAAAAGATAATAAAAGTGGATTATGAAGTCAGTGGTGGTGTATCTAAAATACCTAAGTTTGACGAATATGATAAATTAAAAGGCAAGACAACATTAGTACAAATCCAAGCAGGTGGAGCAGGTATAGAGTTACAGTATAACAGTGAAGTTATCTTTTTTAGCCCTACGTGGAGTTATCAGGATTATTCACAATCACTAGGACGTGCATATAGGATAGGACAAAAGAACAAAGTAACAGTTTATAAATATATCGGTAACAAAACGATAGAAGAACGTGTATATGCAAGATTGGACGAAAAACAGGATTTTGCTGAAAAGTTATTGACAGATGAGGATTTGGGAGGCAGTTTTAATGATAAATGATAATGTTAGTGATAATATAACGAAAAATCGTAAAAAATACATAGGTGGTAGTGACATTCCTGCCTTATTTAATGTATCAGAGTATAAAAGCTATTATGACTTAGCGAAAGAAAAAGCAGGGTGTTTAAGAGGTGTTTACAAAGGTAGTGAATACACTAGGTACGGACAACTATTAGAGCCTTTTATTAGAGATTACGTGAATGCTATCTATAATTTGAAATTTAGAGAAAATACAGCAATAGATAATATTTTAGGATTAAGAAGCAACTGCGATGGATTAGATAAAGAAGCTGGATTATTGCTAGAGATTAAAACCAATGGTGGCAATAGAGATACTATAGATGATTATGTGTTACAAATGCAATTATATATGTATCAGTTTAGCGTAAATAAAGGATACCTAGTGCAATACAAACGTCCTGATGATTTTTATAAAGGTTTTGATTATGAAATACATAATACTGATGATTATTTTAATTTAGAGTTTGATGAGAACAGAATAACAATAAAAGAAATAGATAGAGATGACGAACTAATTAAAGAAATATTAAGAAAAGCAGAAATATTTTGGAATGATGTTGAGAGATTAAAAGCCAATCCTGAAATGAGTGAGGCTGAGTTTTATTTTAAAAATGAAATAACAGAATATAGAAATACAGTAACAAAATTGAGTAAATTGGAAAATGAATTACAAAAGTTAAAAAACATAGAAAATGAAGCTAAAGAGCAAAGAGAGATTTTATATAATCTAATGCAAAAATATAATGTAAAGACTATGGAAACAGAGCATTTACAAATTACTAGAGTGAATCCTACTCAGGCTTTAACAATAGATAGTACAAAATTAAAAGAAGAACAACCTGAATTGATTGAAAAGTACAGTAAAGTTAATAATAGAAAAGGGTATGTAAGAATTAAATGTAAATAAAGACTTATGTGTAAAAATTTAAGTGTGAATTATAGGAGGTAAAAAATGTTAGTAAAAATCAATAATAATGATGTGATGGTTAAGGAATTTCAAGGACAAAGAGTAGTAACAGCGTGGGATATAGCAAAAGTACACGAAAGAGAAGTTAGAGAAGTCAATCAACAATTCAATAGAAACAAAGAAAAACTAATTGAGGGAGAGGATTATTTCTCTTTAACACCACTGGAATTTTCTAAATCACAAATAGTGATGCAGGAATTTATCCCAAATAGTGTGAAAGAAATAATACTATTTACAGAAAGCGGTTATCTAATGTTAGTAAAAACATTTACAGATGATTTAAGTTGGAAAGTGCAAAGAGAATTAGTAAAAGGGTATTTTATAGCAAAAGAAGTTATTAAACCACTAACACCAGCAGAGCAATTATTGGCACAAGCACAATTAATGGTGAATATGGAAAATAGATTAAATACAATAGAAAAGAATACAGCTAGACTAGAGAATAACCTAAGAAGAACAATAACGAGTGATTATTTTACTGTAATAGGATATGCTAATTTTAGAGGTATTAATGCAAACACATATAACAGCAGTGTTATAGGAAGAAAAGCAAGTAAAATATGTAAGGATTGTGGTTTAGCGATAGGAAAAGTAATAGATAGTAAGTATGGAACAATAAATACATATCCGTTAGATGTATTAGATGAGATTTTTGCATTAATAAATTAATAGATAATCATAGGAGGATTAAAATGATATTACCAAAAAATGAACCAAAACAAGCGGACGTGACACCAAAAAATATATTGATATGGGGTGAAAGTATGTCAGGAAAGACATATCTAGCCAAAGAGTTTGAATCACCACTTATAATAAATACAGATGGAAATGCAACAAAAATAACAACCCCTAGTGTATTTGTTAAGAATTTCACTGAATTTAGTGAAGTGATAGCTGAACTTGAAAAAGGAGAACATACATACAAAACACTAATAATAGATTTAATTGATGATATTGAAACAATGTTAGTAAACCATATATGTGAATTAGCCAAAGTTGAAAGTTTAGCAGATATAGCGTTCGGTAAAGGGTTTAATAAGTTTAACAGTGTTTGGAAAAATCTAATGATGACTCTAACTCAAATGAATATGAATGTTATCTTTATATCTCACATAGTTGAGAAAATGGACGGACAAACAAGCTATCAAGCACCTGCACTAAGTCAAAAGTGCCTAAATGCTTGTATGGGTAGATGTGATATTGTAATTAAAACTCAAAAAATCGGTAATAATTATATAAGATTGTGTACTAGCAAGAGAGAAGCATATAAAGAAGAAGACATACAAGATAAAAAAGTATTGGAAATATTAAAAACTATAAAAAATGTATTTGTAAAATAAAGGGTGTAAAAGCCCTTTTTATATTAAAAAATATTTGAAAAAAGTATTGCATTAATCAAAAAAGTATGATATAATAATTATATAACAAAGGAGGTGAAAAGATGAGTAAAAAGCCGAAAAAACCAAAGAAAGGAGGTATAAATAAAAAAGAGCTACTACAATTGATAATCTTAATACTCGAACTGCTGGTCGTGGTTATAGAGTTGATAAAGATAATCATAGAGTAATAGCAAAGTGGTTGAGGGATAACAACCCTCCCTACTTTAAAACATTATAACAATTTTTACTCATTAAATCAATGAAAAATATATCAATCTTAACATTATCAATAATAATCTCAATACTTATATTAGTGAATTTTTATTTTAAAAGTATTGTATTAGCTATAATAACCTTAATATTATGTATTTACAATTTAATAAGATGGTTTAAAGAAAGGAAACGTTATGACTAGGGGTGGAAAAAGAGAGGGTGCTGGAAGAAAAAAACTAAATGAAGAAAAGAAAAAAATTACAAAATCATTTAGAATAAATCAAGAACTTTTAATCGAAATAGAAAAAAAATTTCCAAACTTAACCCTATCCAGCATAATAGAAAAAGCATTAATTGAATATGTAGAAAAGAAATAA